CAAGTTTGTCTGGTCTTGTTAGTCCAGAAATACTACCTGTAATCTTAAACAAAGTACCAGCAGCAGAACTAGCAGATAGTTCGGAATCAAAGTCTATTTCTTTGAAAGTAGGTACTACATCAGGTGCTGTAAAATCTACAGTAGCAGTTGACTGACTAATTGAATATCCATAACGACCTACACCATATAGTCCATCTTCTCCGAAAGGAGCAGAAGAACCTGAAGGTGAGTTAGGTCCTGTTTTTCCGTTAATATCATCACCGGAAGTAAATTTACCAACACTTGTTCCATACTTGAAATCAAGATAGAATACAAGGCCGGAAGGTAAGTTCATAGGCTGAACAGAAACAAGTTCCTGTGCTACGATATTACCAAAAACTCTTCTTACAAGTGGAAGAGCAACTCCTGACCATTCTTCGTCACCAACACCACCACCGGCGTTAGGAGAAGTTTTAGAATTTTCAGAAATCAACTGACGAGCCTGGTTTTCAAGCAATACAGCCATACCAGATCTCTGCCAATCGTTTTCCATTCCTTCTAAAAGTCCAGATTTGTCCCACTTTGCAACGAGTTTAGCGCTCTCTTCTTTTTGTTTCCTTATAGGGGAAGCATCAAGTAGAGATTCATTTATATATTCGCTCATTTTATCGTTCTCCAATTAAAGCGGTTTAAGATTTAAGACCAGCAAGTTTTCTGAAACGGTCTGCAACTTGACTTTCCTCAGTAATGATTTTAGCCTTTGGTGCAGTTCCACCAGATTTCTTACTAGCATATGATTCCTTAACAACTTCTTTTCTCTCACCACCATTGTCTTTATAAGACTCAGCTAGTGTAGAATAGACCAACTTGATTTCACGAGTTGTTTGAGCTCTATCAAAAGTTTCAACAATTTTCAACTTTTGGTCGTTACTCAATACAAACTCTTTGAAAAGTTTGTTGGTATATAGAAGTTTAGCATTAAGGATGTTAACTTCATGAAGCTTGTCTCTTAAGAAAGCGACAGCTTCTTTATACTCATTAAGCTCGCCTTGTAGCTTTTCAACTTGTTCGTGAGTTTTACCTTTACCAGGATCTTCTTCATCAGCAGCACTTGGTTGAACAACTTTATTGTCACCAGCACCTATGCCAGATGATTTGGACTGTTCTTCAAGTTCTTCTTCTTCGTCAAGTTCTTCTTCTTCATTCACGGACTCATCTTTTTTCTCATCATCTTCATCGTCTTCATGAACACCTTCTTGAACAGATTCTTCTTCTTCACCAGGATCAGATTCATTTAACTCTTCTTCAAGCTCTTTGATTACTGCTTCTAAATCAAGTTCTTCAGACTCATCCATCTCATCATCATCATCTTCTCTACGAGGATCGTCTTCGTCTTCTTCAGAAACAATTGGAGCATACTTCACACCATCGATTTCAACGATTTCAGATTCATCGACTTCCTCTTCATCATCGTCATCTTCTCTACGAGGATCGTCGTGCATACCTTCATCAGGATTTTCTTCATCATCGTCATCTTCTCTACGAGGTTTGCCATACATACCTTCATCAGTTTCTTCTTCTTCGTCTTCGTCATCGTGCATACCTTCTTGAAAATCTTCATCTTCTTCAAGGTCTTCTTCAGCAAGTTTAGCAGAAAGCATAGATTTTAGATGTGGAGTGAATGCTTCTTCAAGAGCCATTTTAGCGTTTTGTAAAGCAGTTTCACGAACAGCTTTAGCATCAGCGATAGCTTCTTTTAATAAATCAGACATTATATGTCTCCCATACTATTTGTATTGGAATAAAGTTATTCTGGAACTTTAATTAAGGATTAATTTTATTAGACTCTGTACACACACAGAGTATTGAGGTTATATATAAGTATGTAGAAAAAAAGAAAACATTAGTCGTCTAAACGTAATGAACGTATTTTTGCTAATCTTAACTTTCTTTGTTTTCTTCTTGCAGCAGATGGTTTTTCGTAGAACTCTCTTTCTCTTAGTTCTTTTAACATATTAGAGTTTTTTACTTTTCTTTTAAACTCTGATATAGCTCTTTCATAACTTTTGTTTGTCGCATCAACATAAAGTAAAGTTGATTGTTTTTTCTTTTTTCTTCTTTTTTGAAACATATTAAAACCTTTTCGTTTTGTTTTCATTATAAAACTAAATCTTTTAACTTAGGTAAACTTTCTTTCATTTGTCTATCAAAATCTTTTTGAAGTTCTTTGTGTCTTTTGTCTGTGGCAATATTAATATCAGTAACATCACTTGTGTTTATTTGATTATCATTCACATCAATAGTGTCTGGATCAAGTGGTTCTAAATCTATCAAATCATAACCTGTCGTCTTTTTTATTATTTTTGCCAGTCTTGATTTGTAAGAGGCATACTTTTCTGTTGGGACATATCCTGTATATCCTTTTGTACCAGGAGAACCATTTGTTGTTGTACTCTCATTAATCTTCGTCATCTTCTTCTATTAATTGTGCCTCAGATAAACACCCACGAGCAACTGCTGTGTGAGCATCTTCTATATGTATAATTTCCGAAATAGGAATAGGAAATTCATTTTGGTCAAACTGTTCATTGAAAACATCCAAAAATCCTTTTACTAATGATGTCCCACCACCTATTACGATAGGAACTGCATTTGGAAAGTTAGGAACATTTTCAACACCTTCAAACTGAACTTTTAGGTTCGTTAATAAATAGTTAATAAGAGCACCATAATAGGAACGAATTGCAATTAAAACGTTAGCTTCGTCTGTATCTTCTTCATAAATGTTTTGGTAGTTAGCAGATGAAAGGTCAAGTGTATCTGAACTTTCTTTTATATTTGTTACTTTAGCTTTTGACACACCCGTATCCATTGATACATTCTCGTCTACCCAATCACCACCACGACTTACACTAAAAGATAGGGCAGTCATCCCTTGATACATAACGGCAATGTTACACATTCCAGCTCCCATTGAAATGGCTACACCTGTTAGTTGAGTATCAACTAAACCCTCATATCCAATCGCAACTGCCTCTTCTATCTTTTTTACGGAATATCCGTACTGTTCTATTATCGTTCTCAATACATCTTCGTGATATGAAACTTCTCGTTGGACATCAATAGGTTTTGATGGAACACAGTAAACACAAGTTTCTCCTTCTTTCGCATCCCCAAGTAACTCACCTATGATAGCGTTTAGAACAGGTAGGGCATCTTTCTCAGTCGGATTTAACAAACCACTTTTCATTGGTCGTTTGAGTTCTGCTGTTGAGAATATTTGAGCATAGTTAAAGGCGTGTTGTCCAACGATATGTATCTTACCAGCCTTTTCTACGAAAGGAATTCCTTGTCTTTTTAACATTCTTTTTACTTGTCCTACCTCACCATCGACAGTTAAGAAAGCATTTCTTTGTTTCTTTATTGTGTCTTCTGTGGCAGCAATATAAAATGATGTCCCACAATCTAATCCTTTAGCCATGTTAACCTCTTCTAAGTTGTTTAAGTTTTTCTTTCTGTGTTGACACTTTACCCTTAATCACTTCATCAGATTTCACAGATGATACTTTGGCTTTCTGTAATGATATGTTTTTTTTCATCTCAACATCGATGTGACTAGGTTTTGCTTTTGGTGTCTCCACCTCAACTGCCGGTGTATTTGACACAACAGTTGATAAAATTTTTTTCCCACTTGGTTTGTAAAATAACTTTAATAATATTCCTATGATAAAACCGATTTGCCATAATATTAATGAGGCATAAATAAATGTTTTACTTATCTCCATTTTGTTTTTTGATTGCTTTGGCAATAACTTTACGGCGATTTGCTAGATACTCATCACTATCATCTTGGTCACCGTCATTATCTATATCACCATCTTCTTTACCAACAGGATCCATAGCTTCATCAATATCATAGTATCTATTTAGAATGTGTCCCATATCTTCATATAAAGCACTTAGTCTTTCGTTTACGGCATTGGCTTCAAGAGCAGCTTTTTTAAACTGACCTGTCAATCCTTTTAATTCTTTCATATTTCTTTTAACAGAAACAGCGTCAAACCAATCATCAGTTTCACTTAAAACATGGTTTTGAGCAGACTCAGCAATACTAACGAGTTGTTTAGCAACTTCAATAATACCATTGTCTTTAAAAAGCTGTCCACCTATCATCTGATAGTTTCTAACAGCTTCAATAACTTCAAACTTATTTACTGGCTTTTCTCGTTCCTTAACTGGCACAAGGTCTTCTACTATTCCTAATAAACTAATATCTTTCATTTCAACACCCTCATTTTGAGCAATCTCGCTCCACTTCTGACTAATTTTTTCTTTGATGAATTTGTCTGCCAAATGTTTTTCTCTACCGTATTTGGCGTGTTCCCACTTCTTCTGTAAGGAACTCGGTAAATCTGTTTCACTTAAATTACTATTGATAAAAGAAGTAACTCTTCTAGCATCAACATTTCTTATTTTTCTGTAACGAAACTCTTCTAATTTTTTTAACCAAGAGCGAACTTCTTTTACAGTTACTCGTCTATCGAGACTTTCATCAACTCTTTTGTATTTTTTTCCGTTGTATGTAATTTGGTCTTTCATAATAATAAATATTATCTTATTTCATTTCCTTTGGGTTTAATATATAATCTCTAGCCTTATTAAGATAGTTAGCAGAAAGAGTAATCTTATCTGTCCACCAACTTGGTAATGATTGCTCTTCCGACATACTATTTAGTTTATTCATTATCTCGTTTGCATCTTCAATGGATGTTTTTAATTTTCTTATAGCAGATGGAACATCAGTATGTCCATCCTCTTTTATCTGTTCAGGTGACTTAAAGGATGTAACATACGGGTTGGAATGGACTTGTCCCATTGATACAGTTTTTTCATTTAATAATTCTTTTAATTTAATCACGATTTTTCTTCTCAAAGTTTTTAAGTTTAATTTTAAACTCTATTATGTGTTTTTTATAGAGAGATGCTACTTCTAATGATTCCTTTCTTAAACCGTCTTTTCCTAAATCTTTTATCAATAGTTTAACATTTTTTTCTAATCTGCTGATATTATCATCAATATTCGAAAAGTATCCTCTAAAGTAATTTGGAATTCCTTCATTTAAAAAATCTTTTAACTTAATCATTTTTATACCTCTATGACTTTATATCGTCTGTTCGTTGAGTCAGCAGAATCAAGCTCTGACATTTTTGTGTTAGCATCACTTTGGTTATCATACTCCCAAATGGAATCACTTGAGTTAAGTTTGGCAGTCCAACCCTTTCCACCAGTTGAACTAACACTAGCGGCATTTGTTTCATTCCAAATCCACTCTGGTGTATCATCGGGTCTTGGCACTACTTCCATTACTACTCGGTATGGCATTATTTAGTTACCTTCTTGACTTTTTCAATTGAACGACCAGCAAAGTAAGCAGCATACACGGTCATCAAAAGAGTTTGATATACAGGTACATAAGCTTCACCTATTGTGAATTCACCGGCATTACCATCAAATACACTTAACACCACGAAAACACCTGTAAGGAAAATTAATGTTAGTGGTCTTATATTTTTACTTAACCAACTACCATATTTTAAATCAGCTTCCCAACGAGCAGATACTTGAGCTTGAGCAGCCTGTTCAGCTTGAGCAAGTATCGTTTCTAATTTTTGTTTGGCTT